TGGCAAACTGCGCCGCCGCGCGCGCCATCTCGACCGCCAGCCGGCTGGCCTCGTCTGCGCCGGCACCGATGTTGGATGCGTAGTCAATCGCCGCGAGCCGCGCCCCGGCTCGTTCCGCGTCAAGGAGGGACTGATAGACCGCGAGCGTGGCGTCGTCCATTTCCTGCACGCCGCCGGTCGCTGCCAGTAGCGCAGCGCGCACACGCTCCAACGCCGCGCGCTGCGCGTCCACCCCTTCCGCGCGACCCAACTGCATCAAAGCCCGCACAAGCTCCGTTGCCTCGTCGCTGGTGGCGTCCATCGTGCGGATGATGCGGCGGAACGTTTCCTCCATACCTGGAACAACGACTTGGCCCATGTCATCAACAACAGTCCTGAGCGAGCCAAATTCTTCAGACAGCGCGCGGGTCGCGTCGGCCAAAGACCGCTCCGCCACAACGCCCGCGATCTGCCTTTGCAGCACAAGGATTTCCTGTGCCGCTTCCGACGCCGCGCCGTACTGGCGAACCAAATCCATGGTGCCCATCGCCGTCGCAGACTGCGCCGTATTCAGGGCTTCCATGGCCTCGGTCAAGCCCTCAAGTTGTTCCTCCAACGTGCCTGCCGAGTTCGCCGCGAACAGGAAGTGATCCGCCAGAGGCAAGATGACAGCAGCCACCGCACCAGCCGCCGCGCCGACCATGCCAAAGCCGCCCAGCATCTGCGGCAACTGTTGGCCAAGCGCTGCCGATGCCCGCGTGCCGTTGGACACCTGAACGGCAAAGTCCTGAATTTGATACGAGAAATTCTGAACTTGCGCACGGGTTTGACGCAGTGCCCGCGCCTGCTCCTTCGCGCTCTGCGTAAACGCATCAGCCTGCCCCGCGACACGCCTCAGGCCGCGCTCCGCGTCACTTGTCTCGGCAGTGACAACGATCTCGACGGGAGGGACGGCCATCCTTAATCCTCTGCTATGCGCAACAGTCTCTCGCGCTCTGCGCTCATCAACTTGCCCGGCACCGGCTTGTCGGGCTTTGGCGTGTCTGCCGCCAGCAGCCACCAGAAGTCACGCGGGCGCATACCCCAGAACTCTGAAGGCTGTATCTGCCAGCGCAACACCGCAACCTGAAACGCCCACTTTACGAAGCGGGCGCTTCCACGTTTCCCGCCGGTTCCTCGTCACCATCAGCCTCCGGCGCACCGTCCATCAGCACCATGAGCAGCCAGTCGATAGCCTTCATGGTGGCGGACAGCTTATCAGCCGACGAAGCATCGCGAAGTTGTTCCTTGAACTTCACATGCACCTGATGCGCAGACGCACGAATGCCCACCACACCCAAGAGCGCGGCATACGCAGCGGCGATCTGCGCAAACCGCACCTTGTTGCCGTCCATGCGCATCTGCGCAAGCTGGCCAAAGGTCACGTGTTCTTCAATGGCGTCGGCCGCAGCGAATGCCTGCCGCTCCGTCAGCGTGGCGCGCTCGCCGTCCCACTCGATTTCAATGCTCTTCATCAGCTCACCGTGATCGCGCCGGAGCTTTCCAGCGACATAGTAAACTCGATGGTGCCGTCGTGGTTGCCGGTCGCCTCAAAGGACGTGATGAAGAAACTCCCCGAGTACGTGGCGAAGCTGCCGAAATCGACCTCGAAGTCATGCAAAGCCGCGCCGTCGCCAGCCGCAGCAGCAAGAGCCGCGAAGGTCGACGCCGTTGCCACGCCGGTCACCGACAGCGACATTGACTTTACCGCCACGTCATCATGCAGAGTGCGAACGCCTGCGCTGTCCTTCGAGGTGATGTCAATCATCTCGTTGTTGAACGTGAGCGTGTCCGCCCGCGCCCCGGCGACAACGGCCGCGCCGCTGCCACTGTCGTACTTGATGCGCAGATCGCGCCCCGCTTCAGCAGCCATGTTCGATACCCCTTGAGTTTCTGGCTTCCATTTTCGTCACCCCGCCGTGTAGACCACGCGAAACTCCATCGCGATGTGCGTGGTCTTCCCGTCCGCGTCGGGCAGGCTGACGGAGTTCTCAAATTGGCAATAAACGACGTTCTCGACCCCAACCATAAGCAAATCTGTCCGGTGCAAGGCGTCGTAAACCGCGCTCTCGACCGCGCGCCACGTCAGCGCCGACCGGCTGCGCGACCAAATATCCACCTGCACCAGCGCGCTAATGCCGTTTTCCGTCTTCGTGTCCCACGGCGTTGCGATGATCGGCCCCAGCGAGATGTAGGGGAACACGCTGTCTGCACCCGCGTCGGCCGGTTGCGGCACATCCGTGTAGACGCCCGACACCGCCGCCGACACCGCCGCGTCATTGGACAGGGCGTCGTAAATCCCCTGGTGCAAATCGGCCGTGTTCATTTTGTCGCCCGCCGAATTGCCGCTTCGATGTCATCCTGAAACCGCGCGCGCTGCACCTCTGCTGCGGGACGCATGAACGGACGGGGGGCCATCTTCCGCGTACCGTATTCTAGCCACGCCGCGTACACAGCCCGTGCGCCAACGGTCGCCGTCAACGGCCCGACCGTGTCAAAGACGATGCTGTTTGCCAGCCTGCCGGTGTCGGACATGGGCGCCTCACCCGGCGCCGACGCTTGGTGCGTTCGCCGCGGATTGTACTTTTCATAAACGCGCCCAGATGCAGGCTTCTTTTTCACACGCCTCTTGGCGTCCTTTTGCAGCCGGAGGGCGGTAGTCGTAACTTGATTGCCGACCTCTTCGCGCACCTCTGCCGACGCGGTCTTGAGATACCGCTCCAGTTCCTTCGATCCGCGGACCTCGATGCGCGCAATCATGTCGCGACACCTCCGTCGCAAGTAATCTCCAGCCACCGGTCCAGAAAGTCTACGTTGTCCATAAAGCGAATGTTGCGCGCCTTGCCGTCGATCACTTCTGTCCATCCGCCCGCCGCGTCGGCCGTCAGCGTGCGGCGCTGGAACTCCACCGGTGTGCGCAGAAGCCCCGCGTGGTATTTCGATTTACACGCTACCATGCCAATTCATCCGCCAGCCGATACGGCCCCAGGATTGCCGCGATATTCGGCGAGATGTAGTCTGCGCATCCGTCGTACATCGCCTGCACCATGAGCCGGATAGCTTGCAGGATCGGCGGCGGGATGCTGCCCGACCCATAGCCCGCGTCGTACGTCACTTGCACCGCCAGCCTGTCGCGCAGATCGGTCGGCCAATACACGCCATCGTCAAGGAATATGCGCCCCGACTGCCCGTCTAGCGTGTAGTTGTCCGCAGAGAACGTGCTGGACGCGTTGGCGCGGTCATACGTCACCACGCTCGCCACGCTCACCACCGGCGGGAACGGAAGGTCAAGATACTGCCCGCCGCCCAGCATGTGCGGAATGGATACCGTGTGCGTGCCAGCACCCAACGCCGCAAGACGGTTGTCGCCGTCAGGATGCGCAAACCCGTCGCACCGAAAAACAAACGTCTCCGTCAGGATTGCCCGGCGGCAATGCTGCTTTACCGCTTCCGTCGCCGTCGCGATGTAGCTGTCAATGATGCTATCGTCAGCAGACCCGGACACGCGCAGAAACGCCTTCATGTCCGCAGTCGAAATGGCCGCGGTGTCGTTCGATGCAGAGATTTCGAGCGTTTTGCGATTGTATCTCATACCGACACCCGTCCGCCAAAAGTGACGGGGCCACAACAGCCCCGCCAGTCGTCATGCCGGCAATCAGGTCGCCGCCGTGCCCGCGTCGATGGTCGCCTCGCCCATGTGCGAGCCGTGGCCCTTGATGGCGTGCACGGATACCTCGGCGTCGGTGTTGGTCGTGCCGGTCGCGACCACGCGCACGTAGCGCTTCGTGCCGGTGTAGCCGATGGTGCCGACATAGACCCGGTCGTCACCGTCAGACGTGACGGTCAGGTCGCTTTCGGCCCCCAGAAGGTCAGCGTCCGCCACAGCCGTCGCTGCGGCGTCCGCCGTGGTGTCGCTCTCCTGCACCTCAAACGAAAAGCCGGAAGCCGTGCCCGCATCGGTCACAGCGCCGGTCGCGACGGTGAAGGTCAGGGATTGCCAGCCCTTCATATCGATCCAGTCGCCCTTGGCCGGCGTTGCCCCCGACAGGGTGGCGGAAAGCGCGAGGCCGAACTCGCACCCGTTGCGCGTATCAAACATTGCCATGTCTGTTTCTCCTTCTGCCGATCAGGACGGCGTCTTGCCGATCTTGATGGCGTCGTAGCTGGTCACATCGCCACCGGTCCGCTTACGCGCCTGGATTTGCACCGAGGGCTTCGCGGAGTACGGATCGCGCAGGAATTGCAGCCCAACACGGTCCACGATGGTGTAGCCGATGCGGAAGTCGCCGTAGACGACGCAGAGCGCATCGTTGCCGACCGCCTCCATGTCATCCATGAACACCACCGGGCGCCCGAGAAGCTGCATCTGCGCCTGGCCGTTCGCCAGCAGGACCGGGCCGAAGTGGAACTGGTCCGCGCCCTTGAGTTGCAGCGCCGCGCCGAACGTCGCCCGCTTCATTCCGAAGACCGCGTTGCCCTGGTAGGCTTCCTTGAGCGAATACTGCAGATCGATCAGACCCGCCGCAGTCAGCGCGCCGGACGATCCGCAGTTGACCTGCTCGATCTTGTTGTCTTCGTACACGCCGGCAGACGACCACGCGGCATAGTCGAGGAAGCCGCGCGGCGACTTGACGCCATCGCCGGACACGAACGCCGTATTCTCCGACCGTGCGAACTTGTCGGCGGATTTCTCGGCCAGCCACTGCTCCACGTTCAAGTAGCTATCTTCGATCATGTTCGCCGTCAGCGTCAGCGTATTCAGGATCGTGTGCGCCGGGATTTCCTTGAGCGACAGTTGCGGCGTGGTGGTCGCGCTGGCAGACGCGCCCTCACCTTCCCATTCTGCCGACGCCTCGTCGGTGTCCACCAGCACCTCGATGGACTTGCCGCCGATAGTCTCGACGTTGGCGATGCCGCGCATGGGCGAGGTCTCGAACACCCGAGACACGATGGTGTTGGACAGTTCCGGGCGGACCAAGTACCCGCCGTTCGGGTTGTCGTCCGTCGCCATCGCCTTCACCTCGACGCCACTGGTCGAAGGCTTGATGCCGTGCAGCAGATTGCCCGCAACCACGTACTCGCGGAAGGCCTCAGCGTGCTTTGCCTCGACTTCCGCGTCGCCGGTAGACGCGTCGCCGTTGCCCGGCCGGCTCATCGCCGCTTCCAGCTTGGCTTGCTTGGCGCTCAGGTCGTCCAGCTTGCCAATGATGTCGGCCGACATACGGTCGTGCTTTTCCTGCGTGATGACGTCCTTCGGCACGGATGCCTTCAGTTCGTCCACCTCGCTGCGAAGTTCGGTGAGCGGCCGGTTGATCTGCTCAACAAGGCCCTTGATTTCGTTCAGGTCGGTCACTTTCGTGCCCCTTTTTCAACGATTTCGGTCAAGATGGCTTTGATTGCGTCAACCTCTCGTTGAACACCCTCCGGGACGGAGACACCTGCATCCCGCAGGACGTCGCCGCGCCTTTCCCACGCCGCAGACGCCATGGCCTTGGCTTCCGTGCGCGAAAATCCAATGTGCCGCAAAGCGCGCTCGACGTCGCGAATCGACGGATCGCCCTTTACGCTGGTCAACGACGCCAACGGATTCATCGGCATTGTGACCATGCTGGTTTCGTACAGATCGCACTCCTTGATGCGCCTGTTATTGCCGTCCATCTCATAGTCTCGGACGATGTAGCCGATGGACAGACCAGCGAGCGCGCCCATCTTGGCAAGCTCGTGCGCATCGCGCCCGCGCGTTGTCGTGACAGCCAGCCGGCCCTTGAGGTACAGCCCCCTGTCGTCTTCGCGCGCTTCGTCCCAGATGCCGATAGGCTCTGCCATGTCGTGCTGCCACAACATCTTCGGCGTGCGCTTCGTCAGGCTCTCGGCAAATGCGCCCGGCTCGACAATGTCGCCGCCGGCGTCCGTGACACCGAACACGCTGCCATACCCTTCGACGGCGCCCGTATCGGTCGCCTTGATGGCCAGATCAAAAGCCTTGATGTCCACAAGCGCACCTTTGCAAAGTTCTCCTGCAATCTAGCACACTGCAAAGTCTTTGCAAAGGCGGCGGCAAGTTTGCAAACCACGCAAAAAAAGCCCGCAAGCGCGTGAACACCTGCGGGCCAGTTGGAGACGTGATGAGTGTGCGGAACGTAGCGCGACTATTCCGGCACGTCAAACACCGCCGCACATCGGCAGTTGATCGTTGCACCACCAGGATGCCCAGCCTCGCCAGGGAACATGATCTTTATCGGGTCGTTGTCGAGCCACGGCATTTCAAACGGTTCGTCCATCTGCCTAACCTGCCCGTCCATCGCCGCGTGGTCGAATTGGTCATCGCTGGAAAATCGCCGAGTGCGGTGGTCTTCTACCGCCACCCATTCCTTGACCAGATCAAGGCCAGTGCTTTTGGCCGTGTGGAACGCGGCGTAGTTTGCCGCGCCGTGCGTTTCTGTCCGGGCGATCAAGGCACCGCGCGCCTTGCTGATGCTGGGTACGTCTCGCGCAATGTTACGCGCAATGGTGTCAACGCCTAAGCCAGCTTCATCGCCGGCTTCGACGTACGCGATAATGCGCCTGCGCGTAGTTGCCGGGACACTCACGATGCGCTGGCGGATGGCCTCCAGGTTAATCCACGCATTCGCCAAAGCCTGAAAGAACTCGACAAACCCGCCTTCCTTGACTTCGATCTGACGACCCGCCGCCTTGCCCTGCGTCGTCACGCGGCGACCAAACGTCCTGCCCGAGATCAGCGCGATCTCGAAGTAAAGGTCGCGCCATGCCCGATAGTGTCTGTCGTCTGACGGCGGCACAAAGCCAAGACTGCGGTAGCCGTCGAGCAAGTCATAGCTTTCCGCCGCCACGAGTGCAGCGGCCCGGCGCGCAAAACGGCGCTCAAGCACGTCAAGCATACGCGACTGGACCCGCGCCTCTTTTTCGCGCGACCAGCGAAACGCGGCAGGCTTCCGCGCCATCAGGACCAGCCGGTGATCCCGGTCGCCGTCGTGCCCGTGCTGCGAATGTGCGTCGCAAACATCGGGTAGGTTCCGACCGGCAGCGTTCCCGTCGTGTACGTCGCGCCGTCAATGCTGGAGATGCACGACACGGTGCCGGAGCCGTTGATCGTAATGCAGCGAATAGGCTCCGTGATAGCCGTGCTGTCGTGCGGCGTGATGGCGTATGCCCCGATGGCCGGGGCAGCCAGGCCGGGTTCGTGGTTTGCAAAGCGGTTGGTCATGTGTTTTCCTCGCGCGGGTGGGCGATCTTGGTTTCCATGGTGTCAGCGCCATAGACAAGCGCCTTGATGTCTTCCGCCGGCAGGTCGAACAGCCCGCCGTTGTCCTTGTACTCGCCATCGCCTTCCGGCTCATAGCCGATTAGCGTACGCGCCTCTTCGCGCGTCAGCAGCCCTTGCGACCACGCCGACACAGCGCGCTGAAATGTCCGCTCTCTCGCGCCCTCAAGCGCGGGGATCGTATCCATGTCAATGCGCAACTCAATGCCGTCGCCGAAGCGCGGCAGAAGCCACATATTGAGCGCAGACACCACCTCGCCCAACAGCGGGATGACGGTGTCCGTATAGAGACGCTCTTTCGCCTGCTCCAGGTTGTTGAATGTGCTGGCGTCGTTCTCGATCAACGGCAACGGCACGCCCAGCGCGGCGGCGACGTACTTCGCCGTTTCCTTCATGGTCTGCACGAAGTCCATTTCCCGCGCGGTCTGCGCGAGGCTCTGCCACTCCGCATCCTCAGCCAGCATCGGGATTTCCCCGGCGTTGTCCGGGCCAGTCATCCGCTTCTTGAAGTATTCCGTCATGCGGTGAATGACCTCGCCGCCGGGATAGACACCCTTGAAGCGCACGATGCCAGACGGTCGGGCGCTGTTGCGCAGAAGGCTGTAGTTCCAGCGCATTCCGGCATTGTGCGTGTCGCCTGCAATCGAAGCGGCCATCAGCGGTGACTGTCCGCGCCAGTAGTCGCGCGGATTGTACGTCTTCGCAAACATCATGTCGCATTGCCCGGTGACTTGATCCACCGGGAAGGTCACCTTGCGGTTATTGACGTCGTGCACATACGCATCGGGCAAACCGCTCGCGCCCGGCATGACCTTAACGTGCAAAGGATTGATCGGCCACACCTCGACGGGCTGGGCTTCGCCAGACGACACTGCGGCCATTTCGCCGAGTAGCAGCCGGTTCACCAGCATCTCAGCCAGCCACGCATCCCACGGCTGTTGCGGCGTCGGGCGCGCCAGAAGATCAAGCACCGGGTGCGCGTCGATCACGTCGCCTGCGGCGCTGTATAGCTCCAAGTCGATGGTCTGCGCGGCTTTTGCGACCTCCTGCACCGCTCGGTAGACGATGACGTTGAGTTGATACCCTTCGGCAATGTACTGTGCTGCGGCGTCCTGACGTGACCAACCTGTCGGCGCGGGCACCATGAACGCGCCGCCGTTCGGGTGCGCCTTTTGCTCAACTCGCCGGGTGAAAGGCCACATTCTCACAACACTCCAAAAACGTCGCCGGACCCGGACATAATATCGGACACCGCGTCGAACATCGGGTCTAATGTATCATCATGGGCGCCGTTTGGAAATGCGGTCGCCTCTGCCATCATATCCGACAAATGCGGGCAATCTTCCATCAGCACCACGTTGCCACTCTCGATCAGCGGCGCCACGTCGTGCGCGCGCGTGATCTTGTCCCGGTCCCGCTGTATGCCGACGACTGGCAGGCCTTCGCGCCGAAGCGTCTGTATCAAGCCGGTACCGCTCACCTTGTCCTCGACCTTCACCGCGCGCACCGGCCCCTTACCCGTCTGCGCCAGGTGCTTTCGATAAAAGGCGCGCGTGCGCACCAGTAGCTCCGGCGCTTCAAACTTGCCGCGTTCCATATCCAGCAAAACGGCTTGCCCATTGCCTCGCCGGTCTTCTGCGCCGTGTCGGCGTAGATCGTGCGCCACTCGATAGGCGGCGGCGCGGCGAGGAATTGCCACCAGTCATTCCGCAGAATGCCGCCACCTGCCGGCGACGGTCGTTGCTGCATCTGCCCGGCCCAGGCGTAGCTGCCCATGGCACGCTTGTCCCGGTCAATGACATGCGGCGGAAAGCGAACGGGGTCGAGCGGCTCGCCGTCTTCGGTGCGCGGATCGGTCCAGCCTATCGCCGTGGTGTGCCGCCGATCCGGCTCGAACTCCATCGGGATGCAAAGATGCTCATAGCCCAGATCGCTAGACAAGATGTGCCCGGACGGGTCCGCTTCGTGCAAGCGCTGCATGATGACAACGATAGCC